AACAAGGTATAACCAATATTATATGGAACCGGATTATACTGTGTTCTAAGATTATTATTAGATGCTGTATTACGAAATGATGATCTACCTGATGTTCCAAGCTTACGTGAACCATCGTAGTCTAGTGTATCTTGAATGAATGAAATGTACGGCATCGTTGGCGTAGCTGAAGGCTTACTTAAATCTGAATCTGGATTCGCTTCTAGTCGCGCCATCATTTTGTCTTTTGGCGCGTATGTAATTGGAACTTTGATTACAGCTTTTTTAACATCTGATTCATCTGTTCTAGTGATTCGGATGTTATTAAAAAGTGTACCAAATAAAGATGTGTATTTTCTCAATAATGAGAAATAGAATGGGTCATTAAACATTACATATCTTCTGCAAATGGGTTGCTTTCAGAGAAATCAATTATAGCATCTGCTGCTATTTCTAATTCTTCATTCATAGACGCTGGATCAACGGTCTGTGGATCATATTTTTCACCGATAAGATAATCAGACTCTTCTGTCATAAGAACGTTTCCATCTTCGTCAGTTAGAGCCCAATCAAATATATTAGTTGAATGAATCTTTTGAATGCGATCGATCTGAGGGATACCTGTGTTGAATACTTCATTAGAGTATTCAAACATTTCGCATGTTAATTCCCATGTGGTAAGATTTCCTACTTGATAAAAAATTTCATCTTCGTTCACAAACTTAATTTGAAAGATTTTGTTATTAAGAGGAAAATAAACAATATCGCCTTCACGAGGCCTCGCTATATTAATAACTTCTGCAATACCATTTTTAAAGATTCTTTGTGAAACCGAAAACACAACCTGGTTTCTAATTTCAAGACCAAACCTAGACATGAATTCACCGTCGCCGCTGAAACCATCAATTGATTTGATGTACATTTCGATCGACATTGGAACGGTGTAAGATGACTGATCGTCTTCAGTATAAATTCCATCTCTAGAAACGATATTGCGTGGAATATAAATCATTTCTTGCCCGTAAATTTTGATCGATTCGATGATCAAATTTTCGAACAGCTGTTGCTCCTGGCTCTGAGCGAAGTTATTAAAGAAGACGTTCGTGCCAACTACCATTATACTATTTTCTTCTTACATTTGTCATTGTGATATCTACCAATATTACCTGCGTTTCCCGTAAATTCACAATGCATGCATTGTATTTTCTTCTTATTTATTGAAGCAAAAACACCGGCATTGGTTATCTTGGCTTTGTGTTCTTCGGTTAATGGCCGACCTCTGTTCTTTTCGATTGCTGCCTTCCAATTTCCAGGCCTTTTATTCTTACCCATCATAGATCTGGATTTCTGGGCTAGGACCTTTGGATCCTGTGTCCAACTGGTGTCTCTTTCTTTAAGTCCGTTTTCGTAGTTTTTTCTAACATCCGGCCGAGACATAGCTTCTTTTGTTTTGATAGCTATTTTTTGGTTTATCCTTAGACGATCATATTCAGAAGCAGACCAATGATTGCCACTTCTTTTTAAATTATAATATCTAATCTTTATTTCTTCTGGTTTAATCATCTGAAGCCAGCGAGTCTCTTCTTCTAGCATATCTTTTCTAGACGAATATACTCGTTTTAAAATACGTCGCTTGAAGTCATTAGTTCTTCTTGCATATGCTTTGTTCATCCATTTTGAAGAACAAACATATCTATCTGTTTCTGTTCCCCAATGGGAACCGATATAATAACGCTTATGTTTACGGTCAAACCAAATATAAATGAATCCATATTTTTCCATAGAAATCTCCTTTCTCTATGGAATTATTTATACACAAAATGGGGTAAACTATCCTATAAAATCCGCAACGGGCAATGAGAAGTTAACAATCATTTCATGCTCTAACCTTTCAATTTCTTCTACTGCTTCGTCGTAAATTTTCTGGCCATTAAATGTCAATCCACCTGGCAACTTCATTTCACCAAATTTCTTGATATTATTTCCCCACTGACGCTTGATTAGAGCAGTAGTGTATCTGGCCAACCAGCGGTCTGACCATACATCTACGTATTCTTCTGGATCGATAATACCGTACGCTTCAAGTACAATATATTCACCGATAGAAATAAGATCCCAGTCCATATCGATATATAGCTTATTAGTATGACGGTTGTATCTGATTGGCTTCTGACCAATAAGAAGTTGCTCTAGTAGCTGAAGATGCGACATGGCCATATAATATGGAACCATTGATACAGAAGTAAGTGTGTACAAATCATTTAGAGCAATCTGGTAACGAATATCGAAAATATTATTGGCGGTTAACATTCCTCCAATAGGGAAGACCTTAACTGCGCCAATAATATTTTCAGGAAGTGTGATAAACTTGTTAGTCTTATCTTCTGCTGTAACTAAATGCTTATAATACTGCTTGCCTGTACCGTCGAAATGATAATCAGCGTAGTATTTCAAAGCCTCGGAAACACGATCTTCAACCTGATCTTCGTCGACATTGATTTCAATTACAGGCTTACCCAAAGCTCTTAGGCAGTAATTTTTAAATTCTTCTCTGGTTGTAGGTGTCGACATGATGTTATTCCTTTGCCTTATTTATTTCCAGCGTGGGCCTACAAACCAATAAACTAGAGTTCTTCTCTGACCGCTTTTAACCGGTAGTACTCTATGAGACATAAAGGAAGGAAACAAGATAATTGATCCCTTATCTAGCTTCAATGTGTTAAGTGCACTTTCAGGTGGTGAATGTGGATTCATGATTTGAAACTCGCCGCCTTCGTACTCTGACGGATCAGACAACATGATCACTGCTGAAAGCTTACGCCACAATAAAGCTTTAGGAATGCAGTTTAAGCCACGACCATCCATAACTCCGATAGGACCATCTGGATGCCATGTATAATGTTGATCAGGATTGTAAATCGAATACTGTGGAGCTGTTGAACCTGTTAACTCAAAATCAAAAATGTTCTTGTTAATGACGTCAACTCTCTTAAGTACTTCATTATCCCAAAAATCATAGTGCACCGATGCCGCATCGCCTTGCTTTCTCAAGAAATGAATATCGGTGTTTCTAATATCCATATTCATTTTTTCTTTAGAGATGATAGAGCCTTTAACCATCTCAGAATGAGAATGTGAAAGTGCACCATTGACGATCACTAATTCTTGATCAGATAGAAACTTATCCATGATGTAAAAAGAGGCATAGTGTAGCCATTGTTGATTCGCCATATTGTAAGTAGTATACGTGTCATCATTATTAACTTTTTCCATTTTACACTCCATTATTAAAATTCAATTATTCTCCGCCGCCCGGTGGTACACCTGGTGGTGCTGGTACAACATATCCTGCAGCACCTTCATTACCGCCGCCACCAGTTGGTCCAGTAGTTCCTCGTGCACCAACAGAACCTTGTGGCCCAGCCGGTCCTCTTGCTCCAGATGGACCTATTGATCCCGTGTCGCCTCGGCCGCCAGTAGTTCCTCGTGCACCAACTGGACCTATTGCCCCAGTAGCACCGATCCCGCCAGTTGGGCCTCTTGCTCCGGTTGGTCCGATAGAACCTGTATCACCGATACCACCTGTTGGTCCACGTGTTCCTGTTGGTCCGATTGGGCCGTCAGGGCCTCTTGCTCCGGTTGGACCGATAGCTCCGACAGGACCTCTTGCTCCAGTGTCACCACGGCCGCCGGTCGCGCCGATAGGACCGGTTGGTCCAATAGGGCCAGTAGTTCCTCTAGCACCAGTTGGACCGATAGATCCAGTTGGTCCTAGGTCACCGGTATCTCCACGACCACCAGTTGGTCCTCTTGTTCCTGTTGGACCGATGCCTCCAGTTGGTCCACGCGCACCAGTTGGTCCGACAGGTCCAGTTGGTCCTATGTCACCAGTATCACCGCGGCCACCAGTCGCTCCGATAGGACCGGTGGGTCCGATAGAACCTGTAGTTCCTCTTGCTCCGGTTGGACCAATTGCGCCAGTTGGCCCAATAAGTCCTGTATCACCACGGCCGCCAGTTGCTCCACGAGTTCCAGTTGGACCGATTCCGCCAGTTGGCCCTCTCGCTCCGGTTGGTCCAATTGCGCCCGTTGCCCCCTGCGCTCCAGTATCACCTCGACCGCCAGTTGGTCCTCTTGCTCCGGTTGGGCCGATTGAACCTGTAGTTCCTGTTGCTCCAGTTGGTCCTCTTGCTCCGGTTGCCCCTTGCGGTCCGGTAGTACCACGCAAACCTGTAGTACCGATAGGACCGGTTAAACCGATAGAACCGGTATTTCCTATCGGTCCGGTTGGTCCACGCGCGCCGGTTACTCCGATAGCTCCAACAGGGCCGGTATTTCCTACAGGCCCGGTTGGTCCTCTTGTACCTGTTGCTCCAATAGCACCAGCAGCGCCGGTTACTAGATTCGCAGATGTTTGTACTGAGCCATCATTAAATGTTACGCCGGTATTGGATAATGTTGTTGTCATTTATTTAATCTCCATTATCCTGGGCTAGGACCTGGATCAGGTGGAGGCGCAATTGCATCAGGACCAGCTGCGCCTGTAGGACCCCTAGAACCCGTGTAACCAAACGAACCAGTATAGCCAACTGAACCAATATATCCTACTGATCCAGTGTAGCCAACTGAACCAGTATAACCAACAAGAGAACCAGTGTATCCAATAGAACCTGTGTAGCCAACTGAACCGGTATAACCAACAAGAGAACCTGTGTAACCGATAGAACCAGTGTATCCCACTGAACCTGTATAACCGACAAGAGAACCAGTATAACCGATAGAACCTGTGTAACCAATCGATCCAGTGTAACCCACTGAACCCGTATAGCCAACGGAACCCGTGTATCCTACTGAACCAGTATAACCAGTTAATGATCCCGTGTAGCCAATCGATCCAGTGTATCCGATTGATCCAGTGTATCCTACCGAGCCAGTATAACCAATCGATCCAGTGTAGCCAACTGAACCCGTATAACCAACAAGAGAACCAGTATAACCGATTGATCCGGTATAACCTACAAGAGAACCGGTATAACCAATTAGGCCGGTCGCACCTACTGATCCAGTGTATCCTACTGAACCAGTATAACCAACAAGAGATCCAGTATAACCAATTGAACCCGTGTAACCGATTGAGCCAGTATAGCCAAGAGAGCCAACGTAACCGATTGAGCCAGTATAACCCCTAGATCCAGTATAACCGACAAGAGATCCAGTATACCCAATTGATCCGGTGTATCCGATTGATCCGGTATATCCCACTGAACCTGTGTATCCAATAGAACCTGTATAACCAATAGAACCTGTATAACCGACAAGAGATCCAGTATAACCAATAGAACCAGTATACCCAATTGATCCGGTATATCCGATTGATCCGGTATATCCCACTGAACCTGTGTATCCAATTGATCCGCCGTAACCAGCTAATGATCCTGTATATCCAATTGAGCCAGTGTATCCTACTGATCCGGTGTATCCTACCGAACCCGTATATCCAATTGATCCAGTATACCCAATTGATCCCGTGTAGCCAATGGAACCTGCGCCGTCAACAGATCCGGTATAACCAAGTGATCCAGTATAACCAGTTGCACCTCTAGATCCGCCATAACCCCTTGTTTGAGCTGTGGTGGTCTGTGTTAAATCTGGATATATTAATATTCCATCAACTGTGATTTGCGTTGTCATTTATATCCTTACGGTGGACATGGGCCAAACGACCATGTCTCAATAAAGAAACATTGTCCCATAGAGCCTGTGTATCCTACTGAACCTGTATAACCTGTAGCGCCAGTCGGACCGCCAGAACCTGCAGGACCAGTTGCACCTGCAACACCTGTCGCTCCTGTTGCACCAGTTGGGCCAATATCTCCTGTAGCCCCAGAAGTACCTGTTGCGCCAGCTGCACCTGTAGGAGAAATAGGACCTGTTGCTCCTGTTGCTCCTGTTGCTCCTGTCGAACCGGCCGGACCGACGTTGCCTATTGATCCTGTATAACCTGTAGCGCCTGTTGATCCTGTTGTTCCGCTAGGTCCGGTTGCTCCTGTAGTTCCTGTAGCTCCCGCAGTTCCGGTCGGTCCAATTGGGCCGGTTGCTCCAGAAGATCCGGTTGCGCCGGTAGTTCCTAGTGCTCCTGCTGGGCCTGTTGCTCCAGTAGTTCCTGTAGCTCCCGCAGTTCCTGTTGGGCCAATTGGTCCGGTTGCTCCAGTACTTCCTGTTGGTCCTACCGGTCCAGTTGTACCGGCGGGCCCGGTTGCTCCGGTGGCACCAGTTGCTCCTGTTACACCAGTTGGACCAATCGGCCCAGTCGCGCCCGTCGTTCCTGTTGCCCCTGTAGTTCCCGTCGCACCGGTTGGTCCGGTAGCTCCTGTAATTCCGGTTGCGCCTGTCGTTCCAGTAGGACCAACTGCGCCAACTGCGCCCGTTGGGCCAGTGCCGCCGACTGGACCTGTTGCACCAGCTGGCCCGGTTGTTGCATTAGCAGGACCTGTCGCACCGGTAGTTCCTGATGGTCCTACTGCACCAGCAGCACCAGCTGGCCCGGTTGTTGCATTAGCAGGACCTGTCGCACCAGTTGCTCCGGTTGTTGCATTAGCAGGACCTGTCGCACCAGTAACACCCGTAGGTCCGATAGCACCGATATCTCCTTGAGCGCCGGTTGCACCGATAGGACCAGTTGCACCAGCCGGTCCAGTAACAGCGCTATTGTCGCCAGGCGCGCCCGTAGGACCTGTTGGACCAGTTACACCGATAGGTCCCGTCGCTCCTATCGAGCCGGTATATCCTATTGAACCAGTGTATCCTGTTGCTGCTTTTGTTGTTTGTACGCTTGCATCACTGAAAGTAATACCAGATACAGTGATTGTTGTGGCCATTAATGACCTCGTTTAATCTGATCAAGTTCTAGTCTAAGTTCTTTAATAGCTTCAACTAGTAAGCCTACCATGTTACCGTAAGCCAAAGACAAATAACCATCTTTATTTACTTGAACTGCCTGTGGCAATACAGGAACTACATCTTGTGCGATTAGGCCGGTTGATTCACCGCCATCTGAAATACGAATGAAGTTAACACCTGTTAGCTTGCAAACCTTGTCTAATGCGTTTTCAATCCTTTCAATCTTTTCCTTTCCTCTGATATCAGAAGAAGAAATAAGATTTCCGTTGGTTGAGATGTTGCCAACCGCAGTGATAGTACCTGAGACTTCAACGTTAGCAGCAATGACTTTATTAATATTAGATGTAGAAGCCGGATCTACGTAAAATGAAGCATTAGCTGAGTCGTAAATAATATTAACATTAAGATCTGTTAATGTTCTGCCGACATCGTTGTTAATAACAACATCTGGCTTGCTAGTAACACCAGACCATGGAACTGCTCCGGCTGAAACTGCTGAGTTAACATTGAAATTACTTGGGTTATATGCTAGCACACTGGAACCGTCGTTGGTTCCCCACAAATACGTAGGCTGGCCAGCGGTTGATGTGTATGTAAATGTCATGGCAGCACCATCACCACCAGATCTCGATAGCGTTGATGCTTTAGTAGCTAGTGTTGCTGAAGCTGCAGACGTCGCAGTTGTTGCTGAACCGGCGGTAGTCGCAGAAGCTGCGCTTCCTGTAATTGAAATTCCCCAGATACCAGATGCTCCGGTGCCTGTTAGAGTAGGAGCCCAACTGTTAAAATTGCCTGAATGTAGAAGCCGTACCCATGCAGTGGTACCTAGGCCGTTCGTGGCTCTATAGTACAGATGATCTTCGTCCGTAAATGATCCAGCAAACTGCATTGCATAGTAATTGCCGGTATTATCATCAGTTGCAGAAATCAGATTATAAGCAGTCGCACCAGTTACTGGCCAACCATTTGTTGTAGATGTTGATGCTGCATGGAAAAAACCGGAATCAATTCGAGCAGCAACATTAGATGTTTCTGCTGAAATGATTCCGTTTGACGACTGAAATATTCTGCTTTGAAACGTTACGTTTCCGGAAAAGGTTGCCCCAGTAAGAAGCGCAAATGAAGCTAGTGGAGCTCCAGCTAATGCAATAGCATTTACCGAAGTTACTGCTGAACCATTACCGGTGATAACTCCACCAACTCTTAGCGCACCAGATACGTTCGCAGTTCCTACGACTTGTAATGATGCATCTGGGCTAGACGTGTTAATACCTACTCTGCTAGTAGATGTATTAACAACTAGTACTGAGCCATTAACGGTTAACCCGTTTTTTACTGCGAAATCATTATCAGCCATTTATTCGAGTTCCCTTTCCCTCGTGTTTCTTCATATTTATGTGAAAAGGAACTCTTAATAATTATTCGGTCTTAGGAGCAGCCTGTGTTGGAATCTGCGGCTGAAGCTGCTGATTAATTTCAGTGATAAGCTGAAATACCTGCTCAAAAGGCATCTTGCCTAAAGCAGCCATCACAACGTTCATCTTTTCCATGCTAAGCTTAAGTGTTAGATCAGTGTTCATGTTTATATCCTTATAAAATGATGTAATAGTTAGTTATTTATGCCCACGGAAGCGGTGATGCCACCGGCTGTTGCTGTGTTTTGTATAAAATTTGAGCAGCAACATCCGCTTCGGCTGCAGCTGTCATATCTTCTCCTATAGTGCCTTTAACCCAAGAAATTACTTCCTCTTCGGTGATTTCTTCAAATGGAACAAAATTAACTGGATCTGGTTTGTTAAGAGCGATGCTTCCATTTAATTCAGCTGATAGATCACCGTCGACGCCGCGCACTTTCCAGTGAACAACCTTGACAACGCTTTCT